TGAGTTGCAACGCCTGCGGGATGAGCGCCTTGTCAGCGTCCGACATCTGCTCTGCGGCAGAGTAGGCGAGGATGGTCTGCGGCTGGTACCGCATACACATCACCTGCGCCTTGAGCCTGATGACCTCAGTTGCAAAGAGCGCCACATCTTCCTGCATCGACCGCAGACGCAGTCCAGCGTACTGACCCTTAATTTGCTGCGCCGTCGCCGTCTCCGAGGCCGCAGACTGACCACGGATAATGTCGCTGATGCCCGTGATTTCGTATATCTGACCCTTAATGTCAGCGCGTGCCTGATAGCATTGGATGAGCGCCTGCGCGATGGTGTCGAGCGGCAGCAGGTCAACGCTGCCCTTCAAGCCGCCCTTCTCGCTAAACGCCGCCCATTTGTCCACCGGGATGAGGGCATTGTTGTCGCCCTCGGTCATCAAACGCTGCAACGCCGGTTGGCTGGCATCGTACACGCCGCGCACACGCAGAGCCTTGACCAGACCATCGATGCGGTCAGAGAGGATGTCCAACTCCATCGCTTGGTCTTGGTACAACACGAAGTCGGGGACAGGCACAAGGTTGTCCGAGGTCGTCGTGGCGTAGAGCGGCTTCGGGCAGGGGAAGAACCCCTCAAAGTTGAGCGGGTCGTCACGCACATCAATGAAGTGCGACATACCCTTCGACAACCAATAGACCTTCAGCGTCTCCTTGTCCCAGAGTTCGCAGATTTTGGCGAGGTTGTACTGCCGCTTGCTGTCGCGGTAGGCGTTGAGCGTCTCCGGGCCTTGGTCGGTTGGTATCTGACGCGCCATTTCCTCGCCGAAACGCTCTACAAGCGCCTCACGGGTCATATAGACCCAGCGCCATACCTGACCCACCTCTTCCCAAGTGCGGCCCTGTGAGTGTCCAAAGTCCTTCCAATGGACATAATCGACCGGGGCGCGTTCGTACTCAATCTGCTCAAGCGGCGGCGGTGCGCCCTCGCCCTGTTCGATGGCAGAGGTGATAGATACGCCATCATCCTCTACGCCAATGGGGGCAACATGAGGCTCGTACCGCACCCATGCCGTGCCTCGACCTCCGAGGAACCTGTCCTCGACATCGTATTTCATGGTCGAGCGGAAGTCGGGGTAGTGCTCAATCTCAAAGTCGATGGCGCGTTCGACCAGCCGTGCAGCGACACGCCCAACGGGGTCGTTGTCACCGAAACGGCGCTGTACATCAGCCTTCGGCAGTTTGGCGTAGACGGCAGGGATAAGCGTCTGGACATTGCTCCAGAGGATGTTGAACTTGGCGGTTTCGTTGCCGCCTGAACCTCTGGTGTCGTCGCGGTAACGCTTGACGAGTTTCTTTACCCGCGCCTGCCACTTGGCAAACTCGTTCTCGTAGGTGCCGATGACCCGCAGGTACTTCTCAAGTTCTCGGCTAACGGTCTCGTCCATCTGTCAGTCCTTCTTGTTTCGCGCAGAGATGGCTCTAGCCTTTGCCTTCGCATCTTCCTTGCTCGACGCACCCCAAGCACGCAGCGCAAGCGCAAGGCGTGTCGGCTTGCCGTTCTTCTCCATCGGCCCAGCCATGTTGCCCATGCGTGCGAGGAACGATGCGCGGCGAGGATTGTCGCCGCCCTTCACCGGGGGCTTGAGGGTGCCACCCGTCTCACGCTTGTACGATGCGCGACCAGCGGCGTTGAGGCCACCCTTCGGGTTCTTGCCTTCCTTACGCTGCCACGCTGCGCTCATCAGTAACCCTTCTTCTCGGGTTTAGCGGTCTTGGCGGCTTGCTTGAAGTCAGCAGCAGTCGGTCGCCCCGGCTCACCGGGACGCTTCATACGCTCACCCGACCCAGCCTTGATACGCTCCTGCTTGGCTAGAAGGTTGGCGTAGAGTCCGGGCTTACGGTTCATTTGCTAAACAGTCCAACCGCCAGCACGGCAGCGCCTGCACCCGTCGTGACCTTCCACGGGCCGGTAGCCGCGTTGAGGCCAAGTTCCACGACATACACGCCAACAGCCGTACTCGCTGGGATGGAAAGGATGGTCGTGCTGCCGTCGATGATGCTGACGGTTGAAGTCAGCGCCGTTGATACCGTCACCACGATGCGATGCAGGTAATCGTTTGCCGCGCCGTTAGTGCCAAGCACCTGCTCGGTCTGCGAAACGGCAACCGTCTCGTAGGGGTATTGATACGGAAGATTTACGCCACTCATATTCGCGCCCTCCTTGAGACGCTACGCTCGTGAACCTGCCACATATCGTTTAGCGTGACCTCATTCTGTGGCCCAACAATCAAGGTCTTGCTCTCTAACGGCCTCTGCGCGGACGGTTCAGCCCTCCACGCAACGGCTAACATACGGAAAGCGTCGGCAGGGTGTGATGTCCAATCGTGTCGGGGTGATGCCCTGAACGCTTTCTTGTCCTCATCATACTCTCGTTGATACTGGCGTAAAGCCTCTATTCCGTCGCCACATTTTACGGAATTGAACCAAGTTCGGGGCAACATCTGGCGAATTGCTTGGATTCCGTCCTGCAAGCCGATGTTCGGCACCACGGACAAATGGTTGATGCCGAGGTGGTCAGCCAACTGCTCTACGATGCTGCGCCCCGTTTGAAGCGACTTCGCCCGTGCGTCATGCGGCAGGTGATGCTTGCCGTACTGATAACCCTTGTTTACAACCACTTCTGCAATGGCGCGGATGTCTGCACCCGAGACTGCGTAGAAGTCGATGACGCGCACCTCGCCGCCCACCACCTGATACCACCAGATAGCCGTGTCGTCGCGGTAGCCCAAGTCCCATGCGGTGTGTACCGGATACCCCGGCTCGAAAACTACACGCTCGTTAATGCGCGGCTCTGCCTGTCGCATCTCTGTTCCAAAAAACGCGCCGAGGATAGCCGCCTCGAAACTGCACTCGTACTCTTGGAGGTACTGGTCTTCCAACAACTGCGCCTTTGCTGCGTTAAGTTCACTCTGCGGCAGCAAGCCGGACTCGCTGGCAGGCAGGCGCAGGACAAACCACTCGTCTGGGATGCGCCGTGCTGTCTCGTAGATGTCCCAGAACTGGTTCTTGCCCTTCGGCGTACCGGCGAACACAGCCCAGCCTTGTTTGTCGGAAAGCGCAGGCCGGATGACATTGCCAAATACGCTTGGCTTGAAGTCGCCGTACTCGTCCATGTACACGCCGCTGAACCCGAGGCCGCGCATTGCGTCTGCGTTGTCTGCGCCGAATAGGCTGACCTTCGTGTTGTTAACGAGCGTGATGGTCATCATCTGCTCGTTGGTGTCGCTGATGAGCGGCTGGGCGTAGTGCTTGAAGTAGTCCCACGCAATGCGGCGTGCTTGGTTCTGGTATGGGGCAACATACCCGAAGAGGCCGTTTGGCCCCTTGTACATGAAGGCTGCGCGGATGATGTCGTTAACCGCTGCCACGGTCTTGCCAGCACGACGATGCGCGACGAGGCAGGCCCACCGCTTTGTGCGGTCGTGGAACGGCATGAAAGCCCGTCTAGGGCGGTACGGGAGTTCTACCCGCTGCTTCACTCGGGCTTGCCCCAAGTCGCCTCAATCTCAATCTTGCTGCCGTCCGGGCCGCTGTGTTCGTGCCGTGCGAGTTTAGGCACATGGTATTCGAGTAAGTCGCTGAAACACTTAAACGCCGCCTCTGCGCCCTTCTCTTGGTGTATTTCGTCGAGCCAGCCCTGCAAGCGGTCTGCGTTGCCGTCTACGAAACGAGAGATGGCCTCCCTTGCGGCGGCTGTGGCCTTGTTGGGGATGCCTGCTCGACTGCCCCCACCTGTCTTTACGCCTTTAGCCATTGCACTTCTTCACAATCTGCCATGCGGACAGTTTACTTTCGTTTACCGTGCCGCATCAACCTGTTAATCCCGCTTAAGTATTTTAACCTTCTTTTCCTCACCGGGGAACACGACAAAGTTGCGCGTTCCGGTGCCGTCTTTGCCGCGACTACCTGCGTCTAGGTAGCGGATGCCGGGAATTCCTGCTTGACGCAAACGCTCCGATGCCTCTTTATCCGATACGCGAGACAACTCGGCATAAAAATCTGGTGCATTTTTGTTAGAGTGCCAATTTCGTATTCTAAAGATTTCATTGTGTTCAATACCGGGCGCTAATCTCTCCAAATCATCCCAGTTTTTTGCTGCAATTAAATTTTTCCCCTTTCTCCTTCCATCGTGTGAAATGACTTCTTCATACGGGCCATTAATCATTTTTAATGCCAATGCCCGCGCCTCGGGGGGCAAACTTTCAAGGTACGACGACTCTATTTCGTCTGCAATTTGAGTGAATTTTGCGTCTCTCAATGCTTTACGAACGGCTGGCGGTTGCTCAAGCAATGACTTATCCCAATCGAGCATACGGTCTATCATCTCGTCGGGGAGGTCGGCGGTGTAAAAATTGCCGCCTTGCTTTGGCAATTCTGCGCCGCTTTCTAGCAACTCCCGCGCTTTTTCTAATGCTGCCTTTTGTTGCGCTGCATCGGGGTATGCGTTTGGGAAACTTTTAATACCCTTCAAAGCCGCATCTATTTCACGCAATCCTGCTTCTTTTGTTCCCTCGGGCGTGCGATGCATCATTGACGCAGCCAAATTGCCGGGGTCAAGCAAATCGTTTTTGCGAGACGCTAAAAATTCTGCATATTGCCGTCCAACCGCAGGACTTTCGGCAAGATAAATTCCATGCCCGTAAGCCTGCGCTCCCTCGCCCGTGCCAATCTTGCTAGCGTCAAACTCGCCTAGCGGGTTAGCCTCCGTTTCGGGGAACCGATGCGGTGTGCCGTGGTACACATCTAGTTCAACGATAGGGGCGGTTTTGCGTAGCGCGGCGGCTATCCGCATAGGGTCAACCATCGACCCTGCGTACTCACCGGCAGCGCGGGGGCTGGTCATCGCCTGCCGTGCGCGTTCAACCTCGCCCTGCACGAGAGCCTTGCCCGTCTGAACCGGCTGCGTGACGATTGCTTTGCCGATGGTACCGAGGTCTTGGGCGGCTTGGTTTAGGCGAGGGGTCGGGCGGTCGGCGGCTTGGGCGTATTCTGCCGTCGTCATACGCCCTATGTTGGGGTCGCTTGTCAGCGCCTCGTATGCAAGTCCTCCGACGCTCCTAGCGCGGTCTGCGAGGGTATCGACTACCCCGCCACCGAAGTCAGCGGCACGGTCGCGCATCTGCTGGAGGTATTGCAGCGCGGCAGCAACCCGTGACGGTTCCGCTTTCTTCGCCATTATTCGAGGTTTTCGAGTTTGTACTTGAGGCTCGTAACCGCATCAACCACGGCATCGAACAGGTTAACAAGGTCGCTGTCCTTCGGGAGTGAGCCTTTGATTTCGTCGAGGAAGGTCAGCAGCGACTTCACATACGCCTTCGGGTTGCTGTTCTTGTGGAACTCGACATCGTAGCCCGTGATGATGCCGTACCTACCCTGATACGCCTCGGCGTACTTGTCCACAAGGTCGGGGATGGCTTCGTAGTACTCCCCGAGCGCCATGTGCTGCGCGAAAGACTTGGTGGCAAGGTGCTGAAGGTGCGTGATGGTCGCGCTGTGGAACATGGTTCCGACAAAAAGCGCAGCGGTTTTTTCGTGCGAAGCCATGACTCTCCCCTATGGTACGATGATGCTAGACCCCTACAGGGAAGGATGCAAGCATGACTACCATTTCCGACGAGTACCGCGCCCAGCAGGTTGAACTTCACACCAATCCCAACTACGGCGTGGCTTCCATCGCCTTTGCGCCCATCGTTGCAAAGTTAATCGTGGATAACGGCATCAAGTCGTTGTCCGACTACGGTGCTGGCAAGAAGAACCTCCAGACCACGCTACAAGCCGCAGGGTTGGAGTTTGACTACCACCCCTATGACCCAGCCTTCCCGTCCTACGGGCCTCCCATAGAGGCTGATATGGTCTGCTGCATTGATGTGCTGGAACACATTGAACCCGACCTGCTCGACGCGGTGTTGAATGACCTTGCCCGTATCATGCCCCGGTTGGGTTTCTTCAGCGTCCACACGGGGGCGGCGGTCAAGGTGTTAAGCGACGGTCGTAACGCCCACCTCATCCAAGAGCCTGCCCGTTGGTGGCTACCAAAATTGTGCCAGCGGTTTCACATCCACCATTTACAGCACCATCAATTGATGGGTCAGGGCTTCTGGGTCGTCGTCAGCCGCGCCTGAAGCCACGCAACAGTCTCGGCAGGGTCACGGGCCAGATACCATTGGCCTAGCGGCTCAAACGCCATCTGGAAGCGTTCCTGACCCCTTCGCAGTTTGCCCGTTGGGGTCTTGATTTCGAGGAAGGCAGCAAAGCCGGGGGCGGTGACCAGTTTGTCCGGCACGCCCTGACCTGCTAACCCAAGGTCATAGACGGTAAACCCTGCCTTACGCACGGCTGCGGTAATGGCGGCATCGTTCGCATCCCGGCGAGCGGCGTAACGCATCAGAAAGACCCGTCGGCGTACTCGTACCACAGTCGGTACACCGCAATGAACTCATTTACGCCTTCGCCTAACAACTTTGGTTTGCCGAAAGGTGGCACCGAGTAAAACCGTCCGATGCGTAGCCCGTTGTCCGTGTCGCCGCGCACCACCCAAACTTGAAAACCCGTAGTCCCTGCAAGTGCCT